TTATTTAGTCATATAATTTTCAAATGTATTTGCTGTATCTAATTTAGATTTTTCTGTTATATGAAGATATATTTTGCGAGTTGTTTCATCACTAGAATGACCTAATCTTTGTTGTATTGATTCTAAACTTATATTACCAGCTTCAGCTAATAAAGATACATGTGTATGACGAAATAAATGAGCATAAATTTTTTTATTAAATAAATGCTTTTTATTTATTTTTGTAAAAATTAATTGTACAGTTGGTTGTAAAACTGCAATTTCTTTAAATTTTGTTTTTTCAAATCTTGTAAATACAAAATCTAAATTTGGTTTGTTATTACGTGTGCCATAAAGAACACGTAAAGTTAATTGTTCTGTTTTCCATTTTTTTAATTCTGTTGCTAATGTATTACCAATTATAATAGTTCTAATACTGGATAAATTTTTGGGTGAATTTTGTCGTTCATATTCATTTTGATTTTTAGAATACATACTAGATTCAATTTTTATTGTTTTATTTTCAATATCGATATTTTCCCACAGTAAAGCACATGCTTCACCAAGACGAATACCAGTAAATGCAAGTGTTAAACATAATGGATAAAAATAGTTACTACCATAGCCTTTATAGTTTTTAGCAAAATCCAAAAATTCTAATAGCTCATTTTTAGTTAAATACATAGATGTTATATCTTTTTTTGTTGGTTCTATTTTAGGCATTATAGTATTATCTGCTGGATTTGAATTTATAATAGAATATTTTACTGCTGTATTGAATAAATTTTTTAATATAACATGAGCTCTTTCTACTGTTGATTTTTTTCGTCCAATAGCATAATCATTTAGAAATGATTGATAATCATGGATTGTTATATCTTTTATTTTTTTATTACCAAAATATTTAATCCCAATTTTTACATTACTTATTAAAGTAGGTAGACTAGCCTTTTTTAGATGTAAACTATATTCTTTTATCCATTCATCAGCATATTCTTTAAATATAATATTACTTTCAATTACATTTTTCCCAAGTAATAATTTATTAAGTATAGGTTGTGCAGCAGCTCGAGCTTCTTTAGAGCTTCTTTAGCGGTTTTAAATCCACTTTTAGAAACACGTTTTCTTTTTCCTGTAATAGGGTCGCGACCTGTTTCAATACTATAACTGTAAGTTATACCTTTTTTAGCTGTTCTTTTATAAATACGTATTTTTCCTTGTGTTGCCATGATATTCACCTCTAAGGTAAATATGGCAAAATAGAAGTATAACAACAATGAACAGATTGTGCAGGAAGTAATTATTATAAAATTTATGCAAAAATAAAAACTTTCTCCAGTATTAGGAGAAAGTTTTATATAATTTATTCATCAATTTAGAAAAACAATATCATCAGCATGATCTTTTTTGATGGGGAGATTTATACTAATAATTTTTCTTGTCAAAGCAGAAAATGTTATTTCAACTTCAATTAATAAATAATTTGTATTTTTTATATATTTATTGAGTACTTCAGTAGTATTAATATTGACTGCTTTTGTATCATTTAGTTCACAAAAATCGTCTTTAAATGTAGGTAAATTCCTTTCATATAGCTGTATAATCTCTTTTGGAATAAATGATGTTAGATTTACTAAATCATTATCAAGATCTACATTATCTGATAACAAGCTAATGTCTAATGGTACAATGCCGTTAGCAATTATGCATACATTTTTATTCATAGTTAAAACCTTCTTGGATTTGATATTTTATTATTTAAATAATACACTAAATAATAATAACTATGGTTAGTATTCATGTTTTGGTTTGGATAGATTGTGTTAATTAGCATTATAAATAATAAAGAGTCTACATGCATAGATGTAGACTCTTTATTATTTAATAACCAAAGACTTTTAAATCATCTTTAGTCATAAAATCTCTAATAAAAGATTGATGTTCTAAATTTGCTTTTTCAAATTCAGATTTATACTTTATTAAAAATATATTATTTATAAATTTTATTAATTGCATTAAATTAGATATTAATTTTTCTATAATATCATTATTCTCATTTCCTTCATAGTCTTTTAGACATTGATATATATTATTTGCCATTTTTGCTGAATGGACATATTGGCATGCTTCTTTATAAATAATTTTAATACCATTTAAATTTTTGTGTAAAAAATCATCTGTTGTTTTAGAAAAAATTATATCGAATAGTTGATTTGGTTGTTTTGTATTAGCTATTTGGGAATCATAGTTTATACAATATAATCTAAGAAAATCTTCTGTAATATTTCTTATTAAAAAATTAATGATTTTTACATCTTTTAAAGGAATTGTTCGAATTATTGATAGCATGTCTTGTAAAATATCAGCAAAATAAATATTATTTATTTTGCTGATATTTTTCCAGATTACTAAAACCCACAGTTGTTTATGGACTCTTTTTATTTGTATTTTTATTTCCTTAGGTAATGGTTCTGTATATATACTATCTAAATAATTATCAACTTTAGCAAAATCATCATTAATGAATTTTTCGTAGTCATGTGCAAGAGTAATAAACATAAAAACTCCTTATAACTTTATTTTTCTGATAATGTCATCCCAATTTTTTTCATTACCTTTATCATTTAATATATTGGATATAACTTTATATATGGTATTTAATTCATTATCATATGAAGTAATATCTAATTTCATATAATGATTTATTAATTTACCTATTAATAGTGGTCTAGATTTTGCTACATAGTCTGGAAAAGTAATATCTAATTTATCATCTAAAAATTCAGTAACATGTTTATTTCTTTTAAATAGTTCTTTATTTGAAAGAAGATCTATTAATATAGATAAAAATAATAATTTATCTAGTAATGTATTTTTATCTATTGGTGAATCTTTTTTTAAATAGATATCATAATATTTATTAAATATATCTTTTTGAATATCATTCATTTTTTAATTCTCCCATTCTGCATAAAAATTCTTTTCTTATATTTGATATAGTTCTTTTGCATCCTTTTAAATTTAACATGTATTCTGCATTTTCAGGTGCTTTAGCAATAATAGGTTTATTTATAATATAATTTTCATATACGTTTTTTATATTACTATCTCGTATTTCTTTCATTTTTTTAAAATCATAATCACTTTTATGTACTATATTAAATATAATACCAGCACATTCTATTTTGTTTTGAGAATGTGTTCTATTATGATTTCTTATAATATTTTTCATTAATGCTATTCCTATACTTGATAAAAAATCTGGCTTTACGGGTAATATATAATGAGTAGATACACTTAATGCTGAAGATGTATATATTGATTGTGTTGGTGGACAATCTAAGAATATATAATCATATTTATCATAAAGTTTATTTATTATAAAAAAATTTTTTAAAATATCAATTACAGAGGGATCAACACCTTGAGATATTTTTACTAACATAATATTTCCAGGTATTAAATCTAAATTATCATTAACAGGATAAATAATATCTTCTAGTGTTATTGGAGTATCGTCATCATCTTCATCATCCCCATTAACAGAATCAAAAGAAAGTTGTTCATTAGAAGTATTATCGTAGAGACTATACAATGTTTTGCCTTTCGCTATTAAATCTCCAAAGACATCAGATGTTAAAATATATTGGCTCATATTAGATTGGGGATCAATATCTATCATTAAGACTTTTTTATTTATTTTTGATAGACTATAAGCCAAATTTACACAGAGAGTAGTTTTTCCAACTCCTCCTTTCATATTCATAAAAGAAACAACTTTTGCTGCCATTTTATCACTCCTTTTAAAATAAGTATATTATTATATTTAAAAACTATAATAATTATTTTTTTCCAAAAGTCATCACTAGTGATTATTAGATTGCCGTTTCATCTGACTTAGGTTTTATATAGTTTAGTAAGTACTTTTTATGGTAATTTACAATACAAATTTATAATCTTTTTTTCATCATTAGTTAGATGAGTTTATTTTAGTCATTTATTTAAATTGAGGTTTTTATTTAATATACCTGTTTTTAGAAATTTAACAAATTCATTTTGTTTGCAAGTATATGTGCCAATACATTCTTCTGCTGTTTTAGATGCATTTACTTTATAAAGTTTGAAAGTAAGGTCACCATAATTAATAGAGCTATGACGGATGATACAATTATCTACATACTTAAAATTATTAATATTTACACTAGGCTTTGTTTCTGTTATTTGGATAGAATAATTAATTTCTTTTAAAGCTTCTTTCCAAGGCAAAGTATATGCTTTTTCTGTATCGTAAAAAATAGAACCATCATGAAAATTATATAATTTCCCTTGAGTAAGAGCCATAACTGTTTTATTATTTTCTTTTCTAGGCATTAGTAAAATGTCTAAGGCAGGATAATTAGCTTGTTGAATAACAAAAAACCAATCTTTAGAATACTTAGAAGAGCAGTCAACTATTAAATTTTTAGAACGACGTTCTTTTTGTCCTTTAAAGATTTTTAATTTGCTTGCTAGGGCATACATATGGGTACAAGGTAATTGTTCATTAATAAAATTAGAACAAGAGCAATGTTCGAGAGTAGTATGATAAGAATTCTCATCTTCATCAATAATGTCAGCAGAAAAATTAGTCTTATTTAAATTTGTTATTTTTAAAGAACTTAAATGACTTTGCTTATCCATTTGAGGAAGTCTTCCATGAATAAGCAAACTATCTAAATTCCAAAATTTTAAATTTGTAGTATCAATAGTTATGTTAGTATCATTTTTTGTTATATCATTAAATAATTTCCAAAAATCTAATTCATTGATGATCTTTATAGGATGGCCTTCTTTACGTAATTTAATGGCACGTTCAATTTTTCTGCCATAACAAGCATATGCCCAATCGGGATTTCCTTCATTACCAACAATAAGATAGTTTGTATCATTTACTACACGATCGTTAAATAATCCACCATTTTTTTCAATTAATTCAGCAATTTCTTTTCTTTGGCATCTACTAGATTTGCCAGTAAAACAAAATAAAGAATTTTTTAAATGTATCTTTGGATTAAGCATACAGATACCTTTAGTATTTAATGATTTTTTCAAGTCTTCATCTATATCAATATCTAAATCTACAAATTGAGAAAAATATGCTTGTAATAAAGCTTCTTCATCATTAGATATATGATTATTTTTTAATATAGAATAAATTATTGTATTTATCTCATCATAAGGATAGGTACCTTCTAAATTATCGTGTGCAGATAACCAGTTTTGTAGATGTGTTAATTCATCTAAAGTTATATGATTATCAGCTAATATACCATGTAATATACCATGCAATATTTGAATATCAGAAGTATTATCATTATAAAAATTATTATTTTCATGGAAATTTTGGCAAATATATAGAATACTTTCTTTATCATCATTATTGAGTTTATTATATTTGCATACACCTTCCAGAATATATACTAATTCATTTAATGGTGGCTTTTGCATTAGATTTATATTGTTATTAATCCAATCTTTTACTACATTGGATTCTATCTCAGTTATTGTGTTATCAATAGAAATTCCCTTTAAAATTCCTTCTAGAGTATGCAAAGCTTTATCAATATTTTGTTTTTCAGTAAAACGTTGATAAATATTACTATCATAAACATCTATAGATTTTGACATATATTTTCTCTCCTATTTTGAATAATCTAATATTTTTATATTAGATTACTGGTGTTTCCAGAAATCATCACTGGTGATTATTAGATTGCCTTTTCGTCTGACTTAGGCTTTACATATAAATCATGTTGCGTTTTAGCTAATGATTTAATTGTGATTTTACCTTCAGGTGGCAGTTCACGATAAAGCTGTATAAGCTCTTGTTCATCAGTAGTTAATTGATTTGAATTGTTTTTTTCAGTAGAACACTTTTCAGCAATATTAGGGATATCATTTATTCCCAATAAATAGTCCACAGATACATTAAAAAAAGTCGCCAATCTTACTAACATATTATGATCGGGTTCTCGTTCTCCTTTTTCATAGCGATTATACGTTACTGCTCCTATATTTAATAATTTAGCAACCTCTGTTTGTTTGAGTTGCTTATTTTCTCGTAATTTTATTAATCTATCCGTTATCATATATAATACCTCTTTTAAAAGTATATAATAGATATTATGATATCTTATTTTTTCTTTAATTTCTTTATATAATCTATAATATTAAAGTTTTTTTCTGATTCATTTGTATCAGTGGAAACTTTTGATTTTAGTGCTTTTATTTCATCATTTAATTCTTGATTATTTTTTTCTGCTATTGTTAATTGATTATCTGATTTAGTAGGCTGTTTATGTTTTTGCTTTGTAACATAAGTATACTCTCTAATAATTGTATCTAATACATTATTTTGTCCTCTTTCATCGAGACATCGATATTTCTCTATAAGAAATTTTTCAATAAGAGATAAATCTGTATCTGGAACCTTATAACAGAGTGCACCTTTTAAATTTGGAATATTATTGTCTTTTTTTTTCCCTATTAAATAATCAACAGTAGTGTTATATAAAGTGGCTAAGGTTTTTAAATCTTCTGGACTAGGTTTAGAAACATTATTTTCCCAGTTTGATAATGTTTTATTATTTATATTAGTATGTTTCTTTACATCTATTTGTTTAAGTCCAGCATTTTCTCGTGCTGCTTTTAAAAAATTTCCAATATCCATTGAAATACTCCTTTTTATATTAAATATAACATATTTCTAATTTTTTTAGATTTTTTTCTAAATTTTTTAGAAAAAACATTGACTTCCAAAAATATAGGAAATATAATATTAAATATAAAATCCAATAATCTTGGAAAAAGGGGCGATGGAATGAAACCTATTGTACGATTGAAAAAAATTATTGAAGAAAAAAAATTAACACAAACATTAATTGCAAGTAAAACAGGGATAAATATAAAAACGATTAATGCTATACTAAATGAAAGAGTTTCTTTAAAAGTTGATACTTTAATTGTTATTTGTGAAAAAGGGTTGAATATTAGTATTCAAAAATTTTTTGCATATAAATTCCAATAATATTGGAATTTATATAAATATTTTACATTGAAAAGAGGTGAATGTTTATGAACAAAGAGTTATGTATTCTTATAAAAAAAGCTAGAGAAGAAGCTAATTTAACTCAAGAGCAAGCGTCTGAAAAACTTAATATAGCTTGGCGGACTCTTGCTTATTATGAAAGTGGGCAGAGAAAAATCCCTGATGATATTGCTTATTTAATGTCTGATGTATATAAAGCACCTGTTATAAAATACATTTGGCTTAAAAATACTAGATGTGGAAAAGGACTGCCCAATATAAACAGTAAAAACCTAATAGAAAATATTATGAGTTTAGCAATAAATTTGAAGGCATCTGAAAACTGTTTGCAGGAACTTATGACTATTGGATTAGATGGGAAAATTAGCGCAAAAGAAAAGCCGAAATATATCAAAATCATCGATACGTTTCGGCTACTAGTAAAAGATATTACACTATTAAGATTTTATAAAAACATTTAACTAAATACTAATATAAAACAAAACTGAAAACAATGCAATATTTGTTCATATTGAAATTAAAAGGGAGTGATTTTATGGCTAAAGACCTATTAAAGAAAGAAAATACCGAACTCAAGAACCAGCCTGATGAACGGCAAAATACTATAAATATATTTGGTAAAAATATTTTAAAACTAACGCTTTCTTTATTAAGTGTTTTATTTGCAATGAGTATAGCATATGCTTTTAGTCGATATTTTGAAGATATGGGTGGAGCAGTGCTTTTTATTAGTGGATTATTAATTGGTAAATATTTGCAAAAAGATTGGATTGATTTTTAAGCCCATAAATTTAATTATTCCGTATGTCCAATAAATAATTTGTAATGGAATATATAATACCTTAACAGTTTTTAATTTAGTATCTATACCCAAAAAAGAAATAATATTTTTAGGTAATAAGTATCTGGTATTTACCAATGAATTTGATATTACACGTATTTGTAATAATATTTGTTCCAAAAGATATATATAAATTATATTTATCTTTGAAAATCAAGTAATTATTTTCGTGTATATTAGATTATCTTTAATTTATTGGAATATTAGAACAATAATAATTTCGTTATGTATGTTATTGTTCAATTATTGAAGAAAGGATGGTCTTTTTTATGACTAAAGAAGAGAATATTTTTGTAAATCTTGATAGTGAAGCATTAAAAACACGAGGTATAAATGCTATTGAGGCATTAGTGGAACAGTTAAAAGCCAAAGACAAGTATATAAAAGAGCTGGAAGAGGCGCTATCTGATAAAGAAGCTGGAGAAATATATTGGTCTCCTTCAGGGCTGATGACAGCAAAACAAGTTAGTAAGTATTTAGGGTACAAATATGGACGAATTGTTGATTTAGGCAATAGCGGTGTACTTAAAATGAAACGTGAAGGTAAATCTTTAATCTTTTTTAAAGACGATATATTGAGATATAAACAGGGACTTGAAGATGATGTTAAAACTAGATTTAGAGTCATATAAATGATTTTGAAAGGATGATGTATTGATGCAAAAAATTTATGAAACAAGTGCCAGACAAGGCTTTTATGTAGAAATTCATGGTATCTATAAACCTAAAGAAATAAATAGAGTATTGAGAAATTGTATTAGCTTTTTTAAATTAAAAAAAATAGTTGACCAGCATAACACTAGTCAACAAAATTAAAAAATTGCAATTAAATTATAACATTAAAACAAGAAATAAGCCATCTATTTAGATGGCTTATTAAAATAACGAGGTAAAAATTATGGCTATAAACAAAAGATATTACTGGCTTAAACTACCAAAAGACTTTTTTCAATCTGAAACGATGCGTTGGCTTGAAGAGCAGCCAAATGGAATATATTACAGCAATTTTTATTTGAAATTGTGTCTAATGTCAATGAATGACAATGGTATGTTAATTCGCCGTGTTGGTGAGATGTATATTCCGTATGATGTAAAAAGACTTAGTGAGTTAACCAATATAAATTCTGATACTATCATGGTTGCTATACAGCTATTACAAAAAGTTGGCTTATTAGAGATTTTGGATAATGGAGCTTTTTATTTAAATCAAGTTAAAAATATGGTCGGCTCGGAAACAGTAAAAGCTGAACAAATGAGAAAGTCACGTGCACGTAAAAAACAAAAACAGTTAGAAGGTAACAATGTTACCAAAGCGTTACCAAATTGTTCTAAAAATGTGGTTGAAAACGTTACCCCAGAGAATAGAGATAAGAGAATAGATATAAGAGATAAGAGAATAGATAGTAGAGTAATAGATAAAGAAAATGAAAATGCTACTACTACTCTTAAAAAAGAAGAAGTAATAAATATTTACATGAATAATATAAATTATTCTGTTAATCCTATTGAATATGAAAAATTAGTAAATGATGTAGATGAATATGGTGCTGAATGGGTAAAAGAAGCTATTACAAGAGCTGTAATGCAAGGAAAAAGAAAATTAGGCTATATAGAAGCCATCTTAAATAACTGGAAAGTTAATGGATATGATGAATTTGGAAGCAAAGCAAAGGCAGATTCTCGTAATAATGATTTATCTGATGCAGAGCAGAAAGCTTTAAATAGAGCTCCTAGAAGTTTATTAGATGAAATGTTAGACCAGGAGGAAATACAGAAAAATGGATAAAGTATTAATTCCAAATAACATAGAAGCAGAAAAGGCTTTATTGGGCGCCATTTTGATTGCCAAAGACAAAACTGTAGCAATTGATGAGGTAAATCAAATTATAAAGTCGACAGATTTCTATAGAAAAGCAAATAGGGTGATATATCTAACGATTTTAGATTTATTTAATACTAGAAAAGATATAGATGTCATAACATTAACAGAAAAATTAACGAATACAAATCAGCTTGAGTCTGTTGGCGGTATAGCGTATATAACAGATTTAGCAAATTGTGTTCCTTCTGCTGTAAATATAAAATCTTATGCCAATATTGTGAGAGAAAATGCTATAAAACGTGAACTTATTAATACAGGGCAGAAAATTATTCAGCAGGCACGAGAAGCTGATGGCGATGTTGATATAAATTCGGTACTGGATAATGCGGAAAAAGATATTTTAGAAATTGCTAAAACAGCAAATAGCACAGATAAAATTATTCAACCAGCAGAATATATTATTAAGGCTTTTACAGAAATCGAGAGCAGATACAACAGCAATAAAGATGGTAAATTATTTGGCTTAGATACAGGATTTAGTGAGCTTAATAGAATGACTGGCGGTCTGCAAAAATCCGATTTAATAATCTTAGGTGCAAGACCTAGTATGGGGAAAACAGCATTTGTTTTAAACATATTAGCCAATTTAGCAAGGAAAAACATACCTGTAGCAATATTTTCATTGGAGATGTCAGCAGAACAACTTACAAATAGGTTATTTAGTTTATATGGTTTGATTAATTCAAATAGTATTCGATTAGGTAAACTAGATGGAAACGATTTAGAACGATTAACTTTAACAGCTTCGATACTGTCTGAAAAACCACTATATATTGATGATACGGCAGGATTAAATATTTCGCAGCTTAGAACCAAAGCTAGAAAACTGAAACGTGAAAAAGATATACAGCTCTTGGCTATAGATTATCTGCAACTTATGCAAGGAACATCAAAAAAATATGATAGACAGCAAGAGATAAGTGAAATATCTAGGCAATTAAAACTTCTGGCACGTGAATTGAATATAACGATAATCGCTCTTTCTCAATTAAGTAGGGCAGTGGAGACTAGGCAAGATAAACGCCCAATGCTTTCTGATATTAGGGAAAGTGGAGCAATAGAACAGGATGCGGATATAGTCATGTTTTTGTATCGAGACGAATATTATAATGCTGACGCAAAAAATAAGGGACTTACAGAACTGATAATAGCTAAGCACAGAAATGGAGCTACAGGAAAGATAAATCTTAAGTTTAGTAAACAATTTTGTTTATTTGAAAATCTGATTTGAGGGAAGAAAAATGAAAAATATACACACAGTGAATATACCTTTAAAAAGTGAATTTGATGAAGATATTAAAGCTTTGAAACAGAGAAGAAGAAAGAATAATATTTGCAAATATTGTTTAGGATTTGTGGCGGTTGTAGGTGTAATTTTAGTTGGAATAATGATGGTGAGATAAAGATGACGTTTAAAGTAACTAAAACTAATACAGTAGAAGAATATTTAATAAAAGACAAATACAACGATTATGCTTATTTTTTTGTTGATGTAAAAAATGGAGTATTAAGTATTGTTTCAAATTATGGACGTATGGGCTATAGATGGGAAGCTCCAGGAGATAATTTTAAAAAGTTTTTAATAGAACTAAATACTGATTATTTAATGAATAAATTAGGAAAGAAAGCATTTAATTTAGATAAAACCATCAAAAATATGAAAAGATGGATTATATCATGCAGGAAAAAGGAAAATTGCACTAAAGAAGAAGCAAGATACGTATGGAATGAGGTAATAAGTGAGATAGAAAGTTTATATGTTCAAGATGAAGGTTTCTTTTGGGGTATTATCAATTCATATTCAAAAGATATAGAAAAGGTTGATGTACATTATCTTGAAGGAATAGAAATATCTGAAGAATGGACGGACTATGATAAATACTTTATAAACCACATTTGGAAAGCTTTTGTTGAACAACTAAAACAAGAAATTTAGAAAGGAGATTAATATGACCAATTATACGGATGGCAAATACATTTATTATGTATCTGCCTTATTAGGAGAAAATCAATATGCTGTATGTAAAAAGACGATTGGTTCAAAATCTATAGGAAATCATAAATATAAAAGTCGTACAAATAACGTAGTAAGTACAGCTAAAAAAGCACAAGAGTATTTGAATAAACTGGCAAAAGATAAAAAGTGGGATGTATATGAATGAAATGCTGGCGGTGCGGAAAAGTATTAAAACCAAATAAGGTGCATATATTGCACCTTATAAGTGGTATATCTGTACCAGTGTGTAGCGATGATAGGGAATGTTATTCCTATGCACAGAGAAGCAAAAAGAAAGGATTGAAGAATAAATGATAAAACTTTCCAATAAAAGAATGGCTATAGTGCAATGGGCTCTAGGTTATTGGGTTTATGTTAAAGATACAAATCCAGATAAAAATACAAACTATGGTGCACACTGGTATCGTATGAGCGATGATGGAACTATATATGATGAGAAAAATTTTGCTTATGATATAAGTGCATTTGGTGCAAAAGAAGAATATTATTCTTCTGAAGTAGAGAAACTTAAACTATAGCTACATACAGAAAGCGTGACATGATGAGTTTTTTTAAGATTATAAAAGATAAAATAAAGAAATTTTTTAATAAAAGTGATGACGATAATACAAAAGTCTTTATGAAAATAGGTGATGAAACGTTAGAGTTAAAAGATTTTAACATAAAAATCAATGAAGAAGTAATAGGCTTTAATGATGGGTATGTTCCTAAAATGGATTATATAGATAAAGAATATTCTATTGGAACAAAGCCTAATAATCGTATAAATCCTAAAAGAAGATATATAACCTTAAAAGAGGCTGAAAAGTTGGTGAAAAAATGAAAGATAAAATAAATCCACTCACAAATGCTGGAGAATGTAACGATAGCACGTATAAGAAAGCAGTGGAAAAGACGAATAGAGAAAGCTTCTTTTATGCCTTTTGTAGAAGAGTTTTTAGACTAGCAAATAAGCATTTAGTTAAAAGACATAATATACGTATATTGAAGATAGTATTTTGGGACATGGAAACTAACAATAAAAAAGTTATGAAGGTAGGAAAATATGAATAAAGTAATATTAGCAGGTCGTTTAGTTAAGGATCCAGAAGCAAAGTATACTCAAAATGGTACGGTATATACTAGATTTACTTTGGCGGTAAATAGAAGATTTTCTAAGGAACCAGCAGCAGACTTTTTGCCAATTATAACTTGGAATAAAGTGGCTGAAATCTGTGGCAATAATTTAGTAAAGGGCAGTCAAGTATTAGTCGAAGGACGTATTCAATTAAATGTTTATGAGAAAGATGGAAAAAAACAATATGCAATTGAAATTGTTGGTGATAATGTTGAATTTTTAGGTAGTAAGCCTAAATCTACACCAGCAACGCCACAACAAGCAGCTTTTGGTTCGGAAATTCTGCCTGATGAAGAAATACCCTTTTAGAAGAAAAAGAAACTATCTTAAAGCCAAGAAACTGAATAAAAATTCTTGGCTAGATAGTTTTAAACGGGATATAGAGTATAAATTATCTAAAAAAGGTTATAAATTAATCAGAATTGATGTGAAATATAGAGAATAAGATGACTGATATAAATGAAGATATAAAAATCATACGGAATTATTGTGCAAGTAGAAAAACTTGCCTTGAATGTAATATGTATAAAAATTGTTGGAAAATGCCATATGAATGGAAGAGTAGAAATACAGGGGAGATAGAAAAATCTATTAGAGATATTAAAAAAATGTGTGATAAATCATGTTGGGATTGCAAATATGGTGATACTATTGCTGAAAGCTGTTTATTTAAATGTGAGCCCAAATATTGGGATTTCTAGATTTAAAAGTATCTTTAAAGTATCTATTGATATTTAGGGGATACTTTAGATAGGTGAGTAAATGTTTAATTGGCGGCTGTATTGGTTGCTTTTTAGGAGTAATGTTGATGTGCATGCTCCAGGTGAGTAAAGGAAAATAAGACCAATAAAAAATAGACCATTTTTCCAATGTAGGAGAAATGGTCTAAAAGTTCTTATATGATGTTTGGAGGATTTCATGGAAAAAGATAAAGCAAATTTAGAAATGGCAAAGAAATATTTAGATAGCGTTCGAGAAGCAAAGCTTAATGCTGTAGATATAGCATATAGAGTGAAGGAGTTAAAAACGACATCAAAGAAGTTGATTGCTGTATATCAGATGGAATCTGTTGGCGGGACTAATAAGAAAATGGATATATCAGATTATGTTGCTAAAATTGAAGAAGAGGTCGCTAAACAATTAAAAGCAATGCAGATATATTCTAAGAAAGAACAGGAAATACGAGAATGTATAGAAACTTTGGAAGTAGAGGATAAAGTTAAAAGAGTTTTGTCTATGAGGTATTTATCTTTTCTTAAATGGTCAGATATAGCAAATGCGTGCAGATATTCGTTAAAACATGTATATAGATTACATAGTTTAGGATTAGATGCAGTTTTTATAAAAATAAAAAATGTCACTAAATGTCATTGAATGTCACTTTAAATAAATGATATTATTATAATTACAAAAAAATAAAACATGAGAAATAAAAAAGACAGTCAAATATGGCTGTCTTTTTTGTACATAAAATCAAGAAGAGATATAGTCAGTAGATTATATCTCTTTTTATATATTTTTTGTAAAAATCATTAATATATTGAAAAAGCAGGAAAAACAAATTCCTGCTTTTAGGTAAATAACACTTTTTATTGAATACGAATATCTTCTATTGCACAACAGATTATTGAAGTAAGTTGATTGATAATAGTCTCATTAACTATATTATATGGATTAATTTTAGATTGAGTAACAGAAGGATGTGCAATTTTATTACGCAAATGAGTAAATTGGTCTTCTTTGAACTTAGCACCAGGAAGAGTAGTTGGATACAAATTTAATTGTATTCCAACTCTTGAGCAATTTTCAGAAATATATATTACAACTTGTTTTTGTCCATTGTTAGTTTCGTTATTTATTTCTTTTACTAAACTCATTAAATAAGCATACATAGCCATATATTTTTGAACTGGATTTTTCCCTTGTAGTAATAAAAATAAAATATCATATTTATCTTCTTTGTTTTTATAATTTGAAACATCAATGTCTTTAATCCATTTTGATAAATGTTTATTTCCATCAAGTGTAGATTTAAAAGATATTGATGTTTTTAATTGAATAGAAGACGTTAAATATATTTTAGCATTTAAATTATTACTGAAATGCTTTTGTGAAAGACGAATTATTGGTTTTAATGAAACACTTGAATAAGAAGAGTTGTTCTTTAAAAGAGAAATCATCATATTACTAAGATATGCATATAAATAATCTTCTATTTTTTGAATATTTTCTTCGGTATATTCAAGTGAATCATGTAAATAAAAAGTTGCTTGGCTAATATCAGAAGATATTACAATTTTTTTTATAAATTTATCATTTGTAATTTCTTGTTCTGCATTACTAGAAAAAACAAAAGAGTTTTCTTTGTTGTTCTTTTTAATTCCCATGATTTCAAAAACCATATAATTATTATCATTCATTTGAGTGTTCTCCTTTTTGTAATATTAAATTTAGTTTATGTCATTATTTTACTATTATTTAAAAATTTTGTAACAAAAATTATAACATGGCGGTGAAAAGATGTTACAGAAAAAACAAAGAGTAAAGCTTTATGGTCAGAAGTTAAGAAAATTAAATCATAGTATATTTGAGCGTGATGGCTATAGATGTATTATTTGTGGGAAATATGTAGATGACAGTCATAAGTTTCATCACGAACCATGTGGTCAAGACAAAAGCGATGAAATGAGTGGCGGTGTTGTATTGTGTGATAGTTGCCATTATGCTCGCCATAATACAGATAGATTAAAAGAAATAAAAGATAAATGCAGGAGGTATCTAAAGAATATATATGGATAGTCCGTTTATTGTTCCAAGCAACCCAACACCAAAGGAAATAATAGAACTCACAGCTCGTGCAACTAATACTCTTGCACTGATTGCAGAAAAGTTGGCCAGGTATAAAAATGTTTTAAATGAGGCTGAGGATTTATTAAAGCAGATACAATCTGAAAGACTTTTATTATATATGGAACAGTATCCAAAAGCTAACCAACTTAAACTCAAAGCTTTAGTAGATGTTGATATAGATGTTAAAAAAAGTAAGAAGGTCTATAAAGAAGCCAAGGCAAAGGTTATACTAACAGAAACAGAGTATAAGACATGGGATAATAGATTTATTTGCTTGAGAAAAATAGCATCTATTATAGAAACGGAATTAAAGAGCATAAGATGACTGCGGGTCCTTCTTGAGGGGTGCGGGTGCTAATGCGGGACCGCGAGTCCGCGATTTTTTTCTCAAAAAATTAAAAAATGTGCCTTACAAATAAGCCTTTTAAATGTCTTTTGGTGGTGGAAAACACCGCGAAAAGTTATATTTAACGGGCTTTTTTTATTTGTAAGGTGAGATATAAATTTGTCAGATTGGAGGATTGAACTGTGAAAAAGGAAAATGAAGCGCAGGAGGATACAAAATTTATTTACAGTACAGCCGACACCTGCGACTTTTTTTCCATAAGCAGGGACACATTATCCAGCTGGGCAAAAAAAGGCGCGCCGAAAATCGGCCGCGGTAAATGGAATATCCGGGAATTAATGCTGTGGCGATATGAACAACAGAAAAACGTCAGTCCGGAAGCCAGAAAACTGGAAGCGGATGCGCGATACCGGGAACTTAAAGCAGAAATGACGGAAATCCAACGCGATATTTTAAATGGTAAATATATTGCATCGGCGGAAGTGTATAAAACGCTGGTGGAATGTTTCGGGAAAATAAAATCGATTTTGCTTTTTACCAGCAATCAGATTGCAACAGACTTGAGTTCTCAATATCCGGAGATAACTTTGCTGGTTAAAGAGAAAATCGATAAACAGATTGAGAGGTGCTTAAATGAGTTATCTAAAACGGGGGCTAGTCGAAAGAAGTAACGGCTCAAAGCAGACTTTAGATAAAATTATTGCCCTTGCTATGCAGACATTTAAGCCGCCGGAAAGACTTACCGTCAGTCAATGGGCGGATAAAAACAGAGTTCTGTCCGCCGATGAAACGGATAAGCCGGGGCCGTGGGAAACTGCCAACGTTCCGTATCTTAGAAAAATAATGGACAGCTTCAATAACGAGCATGTAAGGGAGATTGTCTTTCTTAAATGTACGCAGATTGGCGGCACGGAAGCACTTTTAAATATGGTCGGCTATGTAGTTGACCAAAATCCGAACAGAATAATATACGTTCTGCCGGATGATAGTTTTTGCAAAGATTTTTCCGAGCTTAGACTTCAAAAAATGCTCGACAGCTCGCCGGTATTAAAAAATAAATTTAATGAATATGAAAGCAAAGACACTCTTTTAAAATTTAACGGCGGTTTTATATTCTTTGCATCGGCGCAGTCTCCGGCAAAACTGGCCAGCTGGTCGAGCCGATATATTTTCCTGGATGAAATTGAAAAATTTCCAAAGAAAGCCAAGAAGGAAGCCAGCCCGTTAAAGCTGGCCGAGGAAAGAACGAAAAACCGCTTTAATGCAAAAATCGTGAAGGTATCAACGCCGGTATATAAAAGCGGGCCGATATGGATTGCATGGGAAAAAGCGGATAAAAGATACCGTTATTTTGTCCCGTGTCCGCATTGCGGCGAATACCAAACACTTGAGCTGGCAAATATAAAATGGCCGAAAGACGCCGAAGGAAATTCCGATATCACGCTGGCACGGCAAGCGGCTTATTATGTATGTAAAAAATGCGGCGACCGAATTGATGACCGGCATAAAATGCAGATGTTAAAGCGGGGAAAGTGGATGGCGGAAAATACAACGGTCGGCCATGCCAAATCCGTGGCTTTTCATATTAATTCCATATATTCGCCGTGGGTTCGGTTCGGCGATGTGGCGGCCGAATTTCTGGCCAGTAAAAATGACCCGGTAGATATGCAGAATTTTGTAAACTCATGGCTCGGAATGCCGTATGAAGATACTGCATCCGAACTTGAAGCTAATCAGATTTTGGCCAGAAGAACAGAAATACAAGAGGGTTGCGTTCCGGATTTTACACAGCTTATAACCTGCGGCGTGGATGTGCAGAAGAACAATCTTTATTACACTGTACGCGCCTGGGGATTTGGCGTAATAAGCCAGAATATCCAGTACGGGTCTCTTAGAAATTTCGATGAACTTACAGAGCTTCTGGATAAATATTTTTGCGATACAAACGGGGAACCGCGCTGGCAGATAGATTTATGTGTTATTGATAGCGGGTACAGAACCGAGGAAGTTTATGACTACTGTCTGCAAATGCAGAGCCTTATGGGAAATGTGGTAATCCCCTGCAAAGGTGAGTTTAACGTAAAAAGTGAAGGGCGGTTTAGAAAAAAGGTAATAGACAATGTGAGTGCAACGGAGACAAAGGCAGGACTGGGGCAGACCATTTATCTTGTAAATGTAGATAAATACAAAGATGTTATCGCGTCCCAATTAAAGCGGCCGATGTATCAGTACGGCGCATTTATGTTTCATGCCGACACGGAAATCGAATACGCCGAGCAGATGACGAGCGAGCATAAAATCGTAGAAATAAAAAACAACAGGGAAGTTTATACATGGGTTCCGAAAACTAGCCATGCTAGAAATCATTATTGGGATTGTGAAGTATATGCTTCTTTGGCAGCTGATTTAATGCACGTCAGACATTTGGATAAGTTGGATATAAAGGAAGGTGAGTAAATGCGGACAACACAGGAACAGCTCGAAGCCATAGACAAAGCAATTTATGCTTTAGAAAATACAGGCGTTAAAAGTTATAATCTCGGTACATACAGCGTAACAAGAGAGGATTTGGCCACGTTGTACGCCGAACGAAGGCAGCTTAAAACGGAGCTGGCGTATGAAAATAGTAATGGAGGTGTATTTGTAGGAGTGTTTAACAAATGAACATATTAGATAAGGTAATAAATTATATATCTCCGAGCTGGGCTTATAAGCGCATGCACTGGCGCATGGGAATACGACAGGCATATGATGCCGGTAAAATTTCCAATACTTCTGCCGGTTGGGTGCCGTATAATGCAAAATCCGAACAAATGAATGAAGCGGAACGCGACTTCATCCGCGCCAGAGCAAGGGATAGAGAGCGCAATTCCGATTTTATGCAGGCTCTTATAAAAACGTATGAGAGAAATGTAATCGGCGCAGGGTTCAGGGTGCAGGCGCAGCTTAAAGACGAAAAACTCGGAAATGAGATGGAAAAAATATTTTCCGAATGGGCGCAGTCCCGTAACTGTGAAGTAACGGGACAACTTAGTTTCAGGGAAATATGTAAGATGATTATCCGCCGCCGGATTATAGACGGCGGTATTTTAATTGTTAAGACATACAGCGGCAATAAGAAATACCCGTTTCAAATTCAGCTCCGCGAGGTAGACGATTTGGACACGGCCGTATTAACTGGAAATAACGGCAATATGGTTATAAACGGCGTGGAGGTAAACAGATATCAAAAGCCAGTTGCCTATCATTTAAAAGTTTATTCTCCGGACGGCTGGGACACAGGAAAAACGGAACGGATACCGGCGCAAAGGGTACTGTTTCTATTCGATAAAAAAATGCCGTCCCAAATTCGCGAAATCAGTGAAACAACGTCCATGCTGACGAGAACAAACGACATTGATGATTATATCCATACGCTCTCTTTAAAAGAAAAAATCCAGGCAGCTTTTACTGTCTTTATTAAAAGACAACTGCCCACTATGATTGGTGGACTTGGCAGAAATGCGCCGGCACAAAAACGGGAAAGATATCCGATAACGGAAATTAAACCTGGAATGATTTTTGAATTGCAGCCGGGCGATGATGCCACGTCTATTGTACCGAATGGCCAGGCGCAAAATGCTAAGGAATATATTTCCGCTATTCAGCGTATGGGAGCATCCGCGCTCGGTATCGGCTACGAAAACGCCAGCCGAGATATGAGCAACGTAAATTATTCCAGTGCCAGACAAAACCTTTTAGAGGACCAGAAGAATTTTACGGACTGGCAGATGTGGCTTATAGAGCATTTCTTAAAGGAAATTTATACGGAGGTTATTATTTCGGCGGTGCTTGCCGGAACACTCCAAATAAATGACTTTTGGGAAAAGAAAACGGATTATCTGGCTCACAGATGGATTGCTCCGGGCTGGAGCTGGATTGACCCGCAGAAAGAAGTAAATGCTAACAAAATAGCAATAGAAACAGGTCAGGACAGCGTTATAAATATTTGTGCCAAAGCTGGCCTTGATTATAAGGAAGTATTGGAAGACCAGGCGAAAGTTTTGGCATATAAAAAAGCACTGGAAGAAAAATACGGTATAAATTTCAGCTCCGGCAGTGCAATAGATACCGCGCCGAAGCAACAGACAAATGAGGAGGGAGAAAATGCAGCAGAAAGCAAATCCAACGGTGCAAAAAATTCCGCAAACCAGGGAAATAATACTAGCGCAGGAAGCGATTAATGAGGAAAACCGAACGGCTGTATTGTCTTTCGCATCGGAAACGCCGGTGAGACGCTGGTACGGCAGTGAAGTATTGCAGATTGATACGCAGAGCGTAGATATGCAGCGCATAAAAGACGGCCTTTGTTGTCTTTTGTATAACCACGACACCGATGAAGTAATCGGGAAGGTAATGCGTGCATGGATAGAAGGCGGAAAGGCAAAAGCTGAAGTTTACTTCGATGATGACGAAAAGTCGGAGAGGGTATGGCAGAAAGTAAGAAAGGGCATTATTAAAGGCGTTTCCGTTGGCTATATCGTAGACGTATGGGAAAAAGTCGAGGAGGGTGCCGTTTCTACAAATGGCCGTGTAACGGGTCCGGCATATATTGCAACCCGTTGGAATGTTATGGAGATATCTATAGTATCCGTTCCGGCAGATTCCGAAGTAGGTGTCGGCCGAGCGCAAAATATGCAAGAAGGAGAAACAGGAATGGAAACAAATAATAATCCGGTACAGGAACCAAAAAACACAAATCCGCAGGAAGGTAATAATCGCAGTCAGTCGAATAATACTCCACCGCCGACAGATACAAATGAAGGACAGGCGGAAAATGAACGTGTAAGAGGCATTGTAAGCTTATGCAGAGAGTTTAATGTCGATAGTGAAAAACTGGATAAATTCCTGGCCAACAGAAATATGACAATCCATGATGTAGAACATGAAATTTTAGAAGGACTTAAACGTAATAATAAGCCGTCTAATACAGCAAAAGCACAGGTCGGCACGGAAGAAAGAGAAAAATTCAGAGCCGCGGCAACGGATGCCATTATGATGCGTGAAGGTTTTAATATCGAAAAACCGGCACCGGGTGCAACGGAACTAATGGGCGCAGGTATCCGCGACTACATGATTTATTGTGTAAAACGTGAACAGCCAGAAATGAGAAATCTTGAATTTATGGATGTACAGGAATTGGCGCGTGTAGCCATGACCGGCACGGGAGCACTTCCGGGAATTTTAAGCAATGTGGCCAATAAATCTATGGCGCAGGCGTATGCTCTGGCCAATACAACATATCAGACATGGACGAGCAGAGGAAATAATAAAGATTTCAAAGAGGCAACTCGTTACCGTCTTGGAGAAGCTGGAGAACTTCTGGAAATCAAGGAAAGTGGCGAATTTAAATTTGATACCTTAAAAGAAGCATCTGCAACAGCTAAAGTATTAACTTACGGCCGTGCATGGAGTTTAACAAGACAGGCTATTATCAACGATGACCTCGGAGCACTTACGACAATCCCGACAAAATACGCTTATGCCGCTGTTTTGGGTATTAATAAACTTGTTTATAAAACGCTGGCGGATACGTCCACGCTGTTCACTTCTGCCCGTAAAAATTTAGGTACAGCAGGAAAATTGAGCATTACAACGCTCGGAGAAGCACGTAAGTTAATGCGTAACTTTACCAATATTGGCGGTAAAGAAAAATTGAACATTGCGCCTAAATATTTAATTGTACCGTCTACACTGGAAACGGAAGCGCAGCAGCTTTTACATTCCACGGCAGACCCGCAGGGCGCAAACAGCGGCGTAAATAACCCGTTCAGAAATGCACTTACACTTATCTGCGACAGCGAACTTGACCAGTACAGTGAAACAGCTTGGTATTTGGCGGCTGACCCGATGCTTGCAGGCGGCGGTATTGAAGTAACGTATTTAAACGGCAAGAACAGCCCGACAATCGACAGCCAGGTATCTTTTAAAAATCTCGGTATGGATTTCCGAATTTATATTGATTACGGCGTAAATATTATTGATTGGCGTGCTTTTGTTAAAAATGCCGGAGCGTAAAATAAGAAAGGGGTATAAAAAATGAGTGATTTTATTCAGGTTGGTGAAAAAATTGATTTCCTTAACAGTACAGGGGCTGATATCGCGTATCATGATGTTGTACCTGTTGGCACTAGCTGTATTGGCGTGGCGGAGATGGCAATCCCGCAGAACGAAACGGGAACAGTAAATTTAGAAGGAGTTTGGGAACTCACGGCGGATAATGCAACGGTGTTTAATGTCGGAGATATGCTTTACTGGAATACTGCCGGAAAGAAATTAACCAAAACAAATACCGATGTACCGGCAGGAATTTGCGTGTTAAAAAAAGACGCTTCCACAGAAACGGCAAGAGTAAAACTTTTAGGCAATGGAATACCGACAGGAGAGTAATAAAAGCTATCTATAAAAAAAGGATGGCTTTTTTTGAGGTAAAACATGAACGATTTTGAAAAAATGGTGTTGCATGACCATAAAAAAATTTTTTTAAATCCGCATGAATTGGGGCAGGAACATAATTTAAACGGGAGTATTTGTCTTGCAAGTGTACAGTCTTTAACGGATAAGGAAAAATTAGTACAGCAAAATGTGGATTTTGGCAGGCTTGTCGGAGAAACTATAAACGTATTTTGTACGGAATACGATTTACAGGAAAAACCGTTTAAAGGTCAGTTATTCAGATTGGATGGGAAAGTTTATTATGTGCAGGAGGTTGTAGATAATTATGGTATGCTTAAAATCACTTTAGGAGTGAACAAGCCATGAGCTTTGTTGTAGATACAAAAGATTTGGAAAGAGTGCGTAAAATGCTTGCCGGCGTGCCGCACGGGTCTGAAAAAGCCGTGGCGAATGCTATTAACAAATCTGCTCGAACGGCGGTTACCGGAGTTATAAAAGGTTTAAGAAAAAACTATACAGTAAATTCAAAGCACATAAGAAAGAACGGTTTTAACATAAAACGTGCCAATGCGGGAAATTTAGCAGCCGTTATCACGATAAGAGGCAGAGTTTTAGGATTAAATAATTTCTTTATGACCCCGAAAGAACCTGCAAGAGAAATTCCATTTGCTAGAGTAAAAAAAGGCGGAGGCGGCAGTTTTCCGGGTGCTTTTGTTGCACGCATGAAATCAGGGCATGTAGGAATTTTTCAGAGGCTTCAGGACGGAACACATGGTAATATAAAAAAATATATGCAGGGATATAAACCGAGAGCCAAAAGAAAAGGAAATGGTCAAACAAAAGGGCGTGCCAGTATCTCCGAATTTTATGGACCGTCTGCTTCTTATATGGCAAAAAATCCTGAAATTCATGCAGATATGACACTTGATGTAAAAAATACCTTTGAAACAGAACTAAGTAGACAAATCGGTAATATTTTAAAGAAAGAGTGATATTTTGGCAGCAATCGAATTGACACAGGAAATAGTTAATTTTTTGAAAAAGATTAATAAAAATTACGACAGTAGAAATGAAAAAGAAATTGCCGTTGTCGAAGGATTTATACCGGATATGTCACATGTGCGCGACCTTGAAAAATTATGCCCGCGTATTATTGTGCGGGCATATCAAATTGAGGACAGTGATAAGGATTTATCCAGCGGTGTTGCTGATATAAAAGTGCTTATTACTTTTTTGACATATGAAGAAATAGATGAAGATGCTTACCTTTTAATTTATAACTGGGTGGAAAAAAACCGCCGTGCATTATTAAAACACAGACATTTAGGGGCGTATGTTTTAATGCTACCGATGACAACGCGCGTTTTAGATGAGGATAGCCAACCCAGACCAATGTGGGGAGCTTATATAGAAGCAACTTATCAGACGGTAAGTATAGAAGAGGAGGGACTGATTGAAGATGACTACGGATACGAATAACAGCACAGCAGTAATTTATATCGGCCCTATGATTGTGAAGTATGATTTAGTGCCGAATAAATGCTTTAAAAAAGGTATTCCATATGATTATCCACCGTATAAACAGCTTTTTACTGAATATAATTTATTTAAATATTTATTCGCTGCGCCGAAAGAATTGATTGCTAAAAAACGTAATTTAAAATTGGTGGGAACGGTGGAAAATCAGGCGGTAAACCAGTTGAAAGAAGGGAAATAGATAAATGCCAACGACATATAAACACGGGATTTACATTCAGGAGCAGGAAACATCTTTAGTTCCTACAATAGAGGTAAGTGCAGGGCTTCCTGTCGTAGTCGGTACGGCACCGGTACATCTTGCAACGGACGCGGTACCGGCAAACAAGGCAACGCTTATTTATAACTATGCCGATGCGGCGTCTCAATTCGGGTATTCAGACGACTGGGACAATTATACTTTATGCGAGTATATGGACGCCGCTTTCAGCAAAAACAGCATAAGCCCCGTCATTTTTATAAATGTTTTGGATATAACAAAACATAAACAGACGGTGGCAAGTACACAGAAAACACTTGTAAATAAAGAAATAACCCTAAATGAACCGGTAATTTTATCGACTTTAGTCGTGAAAAAAGACGACGCAGGAGAACCGCTTATTAAAGATACGGATTATCTGGCAGCTTACAATGATGACGGACAGCTTGTTATAAGCATATTAAAAGAAGATATTGAGGACAGTATTTATGTTGCTTTTGATAAAATCGATCCGTCTGCAATTGATAAAGATGATATTATCGGTGGGGTTGACACGCCGACGGGACAGAATACAGGACTTGAAGCAGTGGCGGACGTTTATCCGTTGTATAACCTTGTGCCGGGACAGATAATCGTACCGAAATACAGCTCTGACAGTGAAGTTGCCGCCGTAATGGATGCTAAATGCGAAAATATAAACGGCAGTTTTCGCTGTATTGCACTTATAGATGTGGATACAAACGCCGTTAAAAAATATACGGATGTTAATAATTGGAAAAACCAGAATAATATTTCTACGGCAAATCAGGTATGTTATTGGCCTATGGTTTCTCTTGGAAATAAAAAATATCACATGTCGGTTTTAGCTTCCTGTGTAACTTTAAATACAGATGCGCAACATGATGATGTACCGTTTAAATCCCCGAGTAATGAAACAATAGTCGGAGACGGATTGTGTTTAGCGGACGAAACGGAAGTTGTTTTCGGCAAGGATATTGCCAATTATTTGAACGGTATCGGCACAGTTACGGCGATAAATCAGAATGGTTGGAAACTTTGGGGCAATAATACGGCTGCATATCCGGGAACAACGGACCCGAAAGACAGGTGGATTGCCTGCCGCCGCATGATGAACTGGATAGGCAACACGCTTCAGACGACGTTTTTCTCTAAAGTGGACAATCCGATAAGACCGCGTTTTGTGGAAAATATTGTTAATTCCGCAAACGACTGGCTTAATGGACTTACGGCGCAACAGGTTATTTTAGGCGGCAGAGTTGAATTTCTGCAATCCGAAAATCCTACAACAGATTTAATAAATGGAAAAGTAATGTATCATGTTTATATCGGATTGCCTGTTCCGGCGGAAAATATCACATTTACACTTGAGTTTGATGTAGCGTATTATGATACATTATTCGCCTCGATGACGGCATAAGGAGGTAAAAAAATGAAACTGCCGACACATATAGAAAAAGCGAAATGTTATGACGCGGATAATAATATGCAGTATGTAGGAATGGCAAGTATAACGCTTCCGAGTATAGAAAAGAAAAAAGCGACTATTGAAGGTATGGGCGTAATGGGCACGATAGAAAACCCGACACGCCGAGCACTCGAAAGTATGACGCTTTCTTCTACATTCCGCGGGCTGACGGATAATAATATGGAGCTTTTAAACGGTGTTAAATCTTTAGACTACAGAGCGGCGTTAAATGTTTATGATACAGCTCTGAAAGTAAATCGCACCGTACAAATACGCGTTGCAGTAACAGGACCCGTTTCAACTTACGATTTAGGCGAAGCGGAAGTATCCAACGCCATGAGCGTACAGGCGGACATTGAGGTCTATAATCTTAAAGTCTGGCTTGATAAAAAACCGAAAATTGAGTTCGATAAATGGAATGAAATTTACAGAATAAACGGCATAGATGTAGCAAGCGACGTTGATGAAGCCGTAGATTGAGGTGAAATATGTTTATTTTAGAATTACAGGAGCCGCTTAAATACGGCACAAATGAATATAAAAAATTAGAATTTGACTTTGAGAAATTGCGCGGCCAGGATTTTATCGACGCGGAAAGTGAAGTAAGAAAAACGAGGCCGGGTATTTTGTTCGTCGAAGCGGATGCGCAGTTTTTAATGGAACTTGCGGCAAAAGCGGCAGGTGTTTCCAGTGTGATTTTAGCTGATTTATCTGCAAAGGACTTTTGCAAAATAAAAAGCGTAGCAAGAAATTTTATGAATGTTTCGCTGGGAGTTCTGCCGGAAGAATCGAAACAGTACTGAAAAACTTCAGGAGAAATATAATCTATCTTTCAAGGCATACTCATACACCGATAAACGTGTATTTGAATATGCCTGTTTTTGAATTGTATAAATGGATGCAAATTACCGGAGAAATCCTTAGAAGTGAGGTGAAAAATATCCGTGGCAAGCAAAACATATGATTTTGCTTTTAAAATTCTCGGCGGTCTTGACCCGCAATTTGCCCGTTCGTTTCAACAGGCAACAGGACAGATAAAAAACCATAACAGAACGCTTTCCGAGCTTGAACAGAATTTAAAAGCAATGGAAGATGCGTATCGGAAAGGTATAATATCAGAACGCTCCTTTACGAACAACAAATCTGCACTTATTAATAAAATAAATCAGGAAACACAGGCAATCGAAAAACTTACACAACAACAAAAAGAATACCAGGAAGCACAAAATGCAATATCCGGTTTAGGCGGCGGAATAAGCGGAGCGGTCAGCGGCATAGCGGCGGGCTTAGGCGTCGGAGCAGTATTGTCTCAAGTTGGAGCTTATCAGCAGGCGCTTGGACAGGCTCAGGCGCTTACGGGTGCAGTAGGTCAGGACTGGGAAAATATAAGCACAGCAATAAATAATACGTATTTAACAGGGCTGGGCGCAGATTTGCAGGATGTGGCAAATTCCACAGGCCAAATAAGACAGATTATAGGCAACTTGGGTACGGATATAGATAAAGCCGTACAGCACGCTCTTGTTTTGCGCGATACCTTCGGAATGGAAATAACGGAATCGGCACACGCGGCAAAAGTAATGATGGAACAGTTCCGTATAAGCGAACAGCAGGCGTACACTTTAATGGCTCAAGGTGCGCAGCTCGGCGCGGATAAAAACGGCGATTTACTTGATACACTAAATGAATACAGCGTACAATTTAAACAACTCGGTTTCGACGCTGAAAGTTTTATGAACATCTTAGTCGCCGGAGCAAATAGCGGAGTATGGTCAATTGATAAAATCGGAGATGCCGTAAAGGAATTCGGCATAAGAGTAAAAGACGGCAGTAAAACAACAGCGGAAGGATTTTCAACAATTGGGTTAGATGTCGATGAAATGGCACAAAAATTTGCCAAAGGCGGCGAAAGTGCGCAAAATGCTTTTCTTGAAACGATAAATGCGCTTAAAGCTGTAGATGACCCTGTTCAAAGAAATATTGCGGGTGTGAACTTATTCGGCACTATGTGGGAAGATATGGGCGAAAAAGCCGTTTTTGCGCTTGCTGATACGAATAATGCCGTAAATATGAATGGTCAAACGTTAGATGATATAACGAATAACAAATTAAATAATTTTAATACTGCAATAACAAAACTCGGCAGGGTGTTAATGGTAAATATAATTGGTCCTTTATCAGAACAATTAACACCGGCAATAAACGCTTTTTCCGAAGCAATTTCCGCTATTAATCCGGATGTACTTGTTGCGGCAATAGCAGGTATCGGTGCGGCGATAGCGGCATTTCAAATCGGTTCTTTTCTGGCAAGTTTTGGCGGTATTGCGGCAGCGGCTACAGCAGCAGGGGCTGCGATTACGGCTATATCGTGGCCAATAATAGCAGCAACCGTGGTAATCGGTGCACTTGTAGCAGCCGGTGTATATCTTTATCAAAACTGGGATGTTATTTCTGCAAAGGCTAGTGAGCTGTACGATAATGTTTCCGCTTCTTTTGCTGAACTTTACAACAGTGTAATAAGTGAAATAAACCGAATTACAGCAGAAGGTATGGCATTATGGGAACAATTCACCAGTTTTCTATCTCATCCGATTGACAGTACGATAAATTTAGTCAGAAATATAATTACAAATGATGACGGCGGAGCAGATGTGCCGGGGTTTGCCAGCGGCGGTCTTATAAATCGACCGACACTGGCAACATTTGCAGAAAATTCTCCTGAAATGGCAATCCCGATTAACGGTTCTGACCGTTCTATCGGGCTTTGGCAACAGGCAGGACAAATGCTCGGTGTAGATAGCAGTATTCCGGCATCTTCCAATACAACAAATTATGGCGGCAATATTACATTTGCTCCGACGATTACAATTCAGGGAAATGCAGACAGAGTGGATATACAGTCAGCAGTGAAAGACGCATATTCCGAGTTTAAAAACATGATGAGCAGATATGCACGAGAACAAAGGCGGCTGAGCTATGAATGAATACAAAACCTTGCAGGGAGATACATGGGACTTAATCGCATTTAATAAACTTGGCGGTGAACAGTACACGGACAGGCTTATAGAAGCAAATTTAAATTACCGGGAATATGTAGTTTTTCCGGCAAATATAACGCTTGTTCTGCCGGAAATACAAACGCCGAAAACAATGATACTTCCGCCGTGGAAGAGGTGAGAATATGATAGGACGGCAGAATATACCGAAAGTACTCTATAACAACAAAGATATTACGCAGGATTTAGCACGATTTTTAGAAAGTATAAGCTACAATGACCCTTTAAGTGATAAAGCCGACGATTTGACGCTTACCGTAGATAATTCGCTTAAACTTTGGAATGATGATTGGCTGCCGGAAAAAGGCGCAATGCTCGAAGTTTCTTTAATATCTAAAATGGACGATAGAAAAGAAGTTTACCCGCTCGGAAAGTTTGAAATCGACGAAATTGAAGTAAGCGGCACACCGTCTGTCGCACAAATAAAAGCCGTATCCATTCCGGATAATGCAATGCTTCGTGGTGTAGATAAAAACAAATCCTGGGAAAAATACACCCTGTCTCAAATAGCGCAGGATATAGCAAATATTGCCAAAATGGAACTTATTTACAGCGCGGACATTGACCCTGTAATCGAACGCGCGGAAGTTACAGAAGAAAGTTATCTGACGTTTTTACAAAAATTGTGCATTGATAACGGCATGGCATTAAAAGTGTCGAATATGAAGCTGATAATTTTTGAGGAATACAAATACGAGCAACAGGAACCTACCGCTGAAATAGATTTTTCGGTGCAACGTGTAATTTCATACAGATTTACAAGCAAATTGCGGGATACTTATAAATCATGTCATATAAAATATACGGATACGAATACGGGGCAGACATATGAAGGCACATTCACAGATGAAAACAAACAGACGGGACAGACGCTGGAGATAAATAAGCAGGTTATTTCCATTGCGGACGCTGAACGATTGGCAAAACAGGAACTCAGGAACACGAATAAAGATGAAATTACAGCCGATATCGAGATTGAAACGGCTGTTTTCTATTATGCAGGGCAAACAATTAATATAAAAAATATGGGTGCATTTTCCGGTAAATATATAATTACAAATGTATCCTACGATATAAGCAGCGGTATGAATGTAAAACTAACGATAAGGCGGTGTCTGAATGGCTACTGATAATAATATTATTCGCGAAGGAATTGTTTCCACTGTAGACCCCGAAACAATGACGGCAACTGTGATTTTTCCCGATAAGGACAATACCGTTTCCGGTCCTTTGAAAATAGGTACACAGGGAAGTCGTGAAGATAAAATGGCATGGCTGCCGCTTCCGGGAGACCCTGTAGCATGTGTAATGAAGCAGAATAATACAACCAGCTTAAACCAGGGCTTTATTATCTGTACGTTTTTTAATGAACAAAATAAACCTCCCGATGATATCGGAACAGGAAAGCGGATTTTAAATTTCGGCGACGGTACGAAGATAACTTACGATAAAAATTCTCATGAACTTAGAATTGACTGTGTAGGGAAAATATATATAAACGGTTCAGAGATACATTTAAATGAATGAAAAATCATATTTTATGAATATTGTTTAAATGTAATTTATATGTAATTATTACATTTTTATACAGATTAATAATGTAATAATGATGTAATAAAGAGGTGATAAGATGTCGGCTGTAACAAGAATATTAGATTCTACTACAGGAATTTGTGATTTAAAATTACCGGATTGCCCACATTCTCGAACAGGAAGCAATAACGAAGGCAGTCCAAATGTATTTGTTAATGGTCAGCCTGTTCATCGGCAGGGCGACGGCGGTGCGACTAATTGCCCGCACAGCGGAACTTTTAAAAGTACGAATGGAAGTAGTAGCGTATTTGTAAACGGCAGACCGATAACAAGAATTGGCGATACGACAAATTGCTCTGTATGCGGACAGAACGGCACGCACAACAGCGGAAGTGATAACGTATTTGCCGGATAATAAAGGAGTGTTTTTATGGCGGTAATCGGAAGTTTAGGAACAGTTATTTTTCAGGTTAGTAACGACAGTTTATTCAGCGGGAAAGGACTGGGTGCAGTCGGCAGTTTATTAAATATGGCAACAAATCAGAAAGGCATCATATACAGAACCCCGAAAAATTATCAGCGAAAATCTTCTGCGCGCTGGGCAGTACATGATATTATCGGTCAAAAGCCCGTTTCTGAATTTGTTGGAGCAGGATTGGAAAGTTTTTCTTTTGATTTAACACTGGATGCCGAACTAGGCACAAATCCAAACAAGGAACTTGAAAAACTTAGGCAAATGCGCGATACCGGTGAAAAAGTATTTTTGATTTTAGGAAATAAACCTGTGCTAAAAAATGGAGCACGCGTTTATATAACGGATATCAGTGAAAATGTAATAAGAACAAATAAAAACGGCAAAATAACGGCAATTGATGTATCCGTTTCACTTCAGGAGTATACATTGCGGCAAGAGGAGATGTTTATAAATGGTAATAGTACAAATAAATCTGGCTGAACCGCAAAAAATAGATTTTGCACCGGCAAACATGATATTAGAAATAGCGCAGAATGTTTATACACTTCTTGCTACAGATAAATATACTGTTCCTTTAGATCGTAATTTCGGCTTATCTACAACCTTAATCGACCAGCCAATAAATTTAGTACAGGCACAGCTTCGAGCTGAAATACTGGAGGCCGTAGCACAATACGAGCCACGTTTTATAGTGGAAGAAATTAATTTTATAAAAAGTACAAAATTAAAAGAAGGCGTTTTATATCCGACGATAAAAGGAAGAATAAACGATGAATACACAACAAATTGAAGAAATTTTAAATTCTATTTTCGACTATGATACAGATGAAAATAATCAAATAACTTTTGTTAATATAAATACGGATTTAATCCAAGAAACAATAATAAGCCTGTATGAAAAAATTACGGGACGAACGCTTGAAAGAGCAGACCCTATTAGATTATTTATCTTGAGTATATGCTATATAGTTATTTTGCTGTTGAAAGTAATTAACTACACGGGAAAACAAAATTTGCTAAGATATTCGGCAGGCAAATATCTAGACGAACTCGGCTATCTAATGGACACAGAGCGTCTACCTGCAACAGCGGCGCAGACAACGATAAAAGTTACACTTTCGGACACATTTACGAAAGATACTGTGATACCAAAAGGAATAAGAGTTTCCCCGGATGGAAATATTTATTTTTCAACCGATGAAGTTCTTATAATCGGCGCCGGCAAAAAAGAGGGCACAGTCTCTGCGACATGTACAGAGCTCGGTACAATCGGCAACGGTTTTCTGCCGGGGCAGATAAAATTAATAATCGATCCGAACCCGTATGTGCAGGCAATGGAAAACACGACACTTTCCGAAGGCGGCAGCGAAATTGAGGAAGACGACGTATACAGAGAGCGTATCCATAATTCACCCGAAAAATTTTCTGTTGCAGGACCGGATGGAGCATATGAATTTTGGGCACGCAGTGCATCGGCACTGATTGAGGATGTACGTGTAGTTTCTCCTGTGCCGGGAGATGTAGATATTTATGCAATACTTCAGGGCGGCGAGCTTCCACAGCAGGAACTTTTGGACGAAATTTACACTATATGCAATGATAAAAAAATACGGCCATTGACGGACCATGTATTTGTAAAAACGCCGGAAGTTATAAAATACGATATAAATGTAACGTATTTTGTGCATATAGATGACCAGTACAAACTTACGGAAATAAGTGCGGCGGTAGAAAGTGCCATAAATAATTTTGCGCTATGGACTAAAAGTAAAATCGGCAGAGATATAAATATAACCGAACTTCACAGTAGAATTTTAGCCGCTGGCGTGAAGCGTGTTGATATAAAAATTCCGCAATATACGCAAATACTGGAAGGCGATAACACGAAAAAAATAATTGACCCGGTACAGCTCGCGGTAGCGGAAAATATAACAATAACTTATGGCGGTATTGAGTATGATTAAAATAGACGATATCCAATTTGACAAAATCCTGCCCTACAGCATAAAAAATGATGAAACAGTTAAAAATATAGTGCAGGTTTTAGATAAAACTTTTAATAAGATAAGTGCCAATATAGATAAGGTACTGCTTTGGGACAAAATAGATGTTTTACCCGAAGAAATTTTGGACCTGCTGGCATATCAATTGAGAGTAGACTATTACGATATCATGATGCCGACAGTAGAGCAAAAAAGAATATTAATAAAAGACTCCATACGGCAGCACAAAATAAAAGGGACACCGGCAGCAGTAGAAAAGCTGGTGTCCTTTTACTTTGAGTCAGCGAAAACATTGGAAAATTGGGAATATGAAGGAGGAGAAGCGTATCATTTCAAGATAATCGATATACTTGCGCCGATGCCGAGTATACGAATGCTAATGAACCTGATAAAAGTTATTTATACGAGTAAAAATACGCGTTCTTGGTGCGATGAAGTACGCTTCCAACGGAACTATAGCAAGACGATTTATTACGGTGCCTATACAAATATGTATAAAAAAATAATTTTAAGACCGCATGTGTTTGATAAGGATAAACTTATAGGAATAACTTACATGACTGGATATACCAATATGTATAAGAAAGTGGGAATAAAAAATGCCTAATATAGAAGGATACAAACTTACCAATAAAGGTAATGCGCTTCAGATAAAGGTTGAAGCTGGAAAATGTAAATTAGATATAACTAAATTAAAACTTGGTAGCGGTACGGCAAGCGGCGATATTGTAAATTTAACGGATTTAGTAAAAGTTGAACAAACTGTACCGATTTCCAAAATAGAGGTAATAGACGATTACACATGTCGTATAACAGGGCTTGTAACTAATCAGGGGCTTAATAAAACGTATTATATCCGCGAAATCGGACTGTATGCACAGGACCCGGACGACGGCGAAATACTATATCTTGTGGCGGTTGATAAAAATCCCGACGTAATGCCGGCAGACAATTACCAAATGATTATAAGCCAAGAATTTAACATAGACGTAGTAGTAAGCAATGTCGACAGCGTAAACGTAACCAGCCAGCCTGTACATTTGGTAACAAGCGATGAAGTAGATGAAAAAATAGAAGAACATAACACATCCGCAAATCCGCATGAAAATATATTTAAACGTGTGCTTATAACCGAATCTAAAACAGCCGCAAACACCGCTGACTGGAACACATTGACAGAAAGCAGAACATACAAGATATCCGGAGCGACATTTGCCGCAGACAAGCACCAGCCGGTGGGGGCAGTCGGCACAGGTGAGCTTGTAGTGCTGAAAAACGGTGATGACACTATAGCACAGGTATACTATGCAAATTCCGCCGCCTACGACAAAGCAGGCGCATACCACAGAATGTGTATTAGTGGAACGTGGACGGATTGGGTGTACAATATAACAAATAAAGGTGGAGTAGTAACTGGAGATTTTAATATAAATGGGAAGTTGACGGTAAAAGAAGTGCAGGTAACTGATAGGTTGTTGATTGGGGAAGTTGACCCTGCTAAACCAGATACAAGTAATTTTCTTACAAAAGATGATTTACAGAAGTTGCAAAACCAGATTATTAATCCAGTTCAAGAAATTTACGTAGATAGTATTAATGGTTCTGATGAAAATGACGGAACGGCTTCTAATCCTTTTAAAACGTTAGACAAGGCGGCTTCAGAAATTAAAACATATATAAGTTCGATAAACATATATTTAGCGAATGATATAGATGGACAAGAATACGCTTTTACAAATAATTTATTCCGCTCTAAAAGTAATAACAGTTTATATATAACTAATACAAATTATAATGCAGGAACAAGTAAACAAAAACGAGCGGTAATAGTTCCTACTTTTGTAAAATACTATACTGGACATATGAATGATTATAATGTTGGATATATTCTCACAAAAGGTTTTTCTCGTATAAATTTTGACAGTATTAAAATAAAATATCCAAATGAAGCTGTTATATCTGATAAATACTCTAATCAATTATTACAAGGAGTCGGTACACTTAGTTTTTCAGGCGTAGAAGTTAATTTGATAGATAAAGCAGTTTTAATTGCACCTACAAGTGAAAGTTCATTTGTAATAGATAATTGTAAAATTACAGGATTAAATACAAGTTATTTAGCACAAGGAAATATACTTACTACAACTAACGTTGATGATGACGAAAGTAATTGGAATACATGGATAAATACAAAACAATTTGTTTTTTCCAATTTATCGCAATCTAGGTCTACAATAACAGGAATAAACAGTGCAAAAATAAAGTCTGATTGCCACGCTTTGTATAGTAACATTGTTACCTAACCAGCAAAGGCAATCGGGAGCGGTAACCATTTACGATATTGTAGAAAAAATAACTTCTATATTTTTATCTATTCCATTTGTGCTTCCTAATACAGTTGAACCAAAAGTGCTACCAGACGATAAATATTTATTAATAATAAATATCTGCTCATTTCCTGATGTTCCATCAAACCTTTTCGCTTCTGGATTTTGTTTTGGGTCTTCAAGGTAAAAAGCAGGATATCCCCATTTTGTGATAAATCCTTCCCCTTGTACATTTTCTAAATAAAAAAATAAATTATCAAATGAAGAGCCTAAATAACAATTAAAGATATAGGTATTCGTTGGCAATTGAATTGTATTGCTACGTCCTTCATATATTCTTGCTGATGTCGTTATTGACGAAAAAACAGCATTTAAATAATCACTATTTATTTGTGTATCATTTGGAAAAACAGGAATAACTTGATTTAATTGCACATTAACACCACTGGAAAATAAAATGTTTCCCCATACAAATTTTTCAACAGCACTACCCGTTGAAAAATCATACTGTCCAGTTGATTTTTTTCCATAAGGAACAATGATTTTTGCATTTATATCATTTGTTTTATACGGTTTCCAATATCCAGTAAAGGCGAAAGTATTAACATGATATTTATTAGTTATATCAATAGGTTGACTTACGGTATACGTATTATAAATTTCATTTTCACTTTCAGTATAGGTCATTAGATTTATATTGACGGTACTAGTATATGGTTTAATTAACGTAAGTGCCTTATCAATAAATCTAACAGCCCTTTCCCATGAAGTACCGTCATTATTATCGTCGCCATTCTTTTGGTCAACGAAAATTTCCTGTGTAGGTGATATAATTTGCGCTTGCAGTTTTTGCAAGGCTTCCGCTGTCAAGGCATTTTGTTTGTCTTGGTCAGCAGGATTGTAATCGCCGATATACAGATTTTCTTTAACCTGTATTGTATCGACAGTCAACTTCCCATTTATATTATTTTAGGAAGTCAGAAAGGAGGTGATATTATGCATAAGATGTTATTAATACTGGCTTTATGTTTAAGTTTATGCTCTATTTGCAATGCAAATTCTTTACATGATATACAGGACAATATAGGTGTAGATAAATTTGCTCATGTCGGTGCTGGTTATATTATTCAAGACCAGCTACAGCGTAACTGTGATTTTTCTGCACTGGAAGCATTTGCGACAGTTGCACTCATTGCATATATGAAAGAAAAATATATAGATGATGATTTCAGTAAATCTGATATAGCAGCCACAGCAATCGGCGGATTGATATATCAAATAAAATTTTAAAAAGAGGCATAAAATGTATGAACAGACTATTACTTTTATAAATTCCTTAATTCCGACAAGACTTGAAACAATAGTAGGTGGAGGTGTTGCCTTTGTGGGTGTATTAATGCAGCATTTATTTGGACCGTTTAGCGAAACATTTGAAACGCTATTAATTTTGATGGTGATAGATTATATAACCGGCATAAGTGCTGCATGCATTAATCCGAACATGAAGCTGGACAGTGGCAAATGCGGTACAGGCGCGCTGAAAAAAGTCGTTATCCTTCTACTAATATCGGCAACATACAGAATTGACCTAATAGGGCAGACAATGGCGAAAGACGTTGTTATGCTCTTTTTTATTGGCCGTGAAGGATTGAGTATCTTGGAAAACGCGGCTAATTGCGGACTGCCGATACCGCAGAAGCTAAAAGATACGCTAGCACAGTTCACCGAGTTTAAGAAAAACCGCTAATGTTGACGAGGTGGCGCCAGTACGTCAATTAACAAAATAAGCTGTTTTTGTAATTTGAGTATGAACTTTTTACAAAATATCGGCTTTTTGTAATACGGTTGGTAATTGGTTGCTAATCGGTTGGTTATTTGGACAGTAAAACCTGCAAAGCCTTGTTATTGCTGGATTTTTATCGGTTGGTAAATGGAAGGCTTTCGGCTTTTTATCGGTTTTTTGTCGGCTTTTTATCAGCCTTTTTATCGGCTGTATTGCAAAAAATCAACTTAATTTAACTTAATTTAGGATAAATTTAAGTTGTTTTAAGATAATTTTAGTTAAAATTTAAGTTAATTTGCCTAAACGTGTCGAATTCGAGGCGTTTAAATCAAGGTTTTAAGAGAAAATATCTTGATATCATGATATCAAGATATTGTTAAGATAGGAGGTATGTAAATGCTAAACGTTTTTATCAATCCGGGGCACGATATGGATTTAGATCCTGGTGCATGTGCGAATGGTATTAGAGAAGTAGATATTGCTTTAGCTATTGGCGAAAAATTAAAAAGGACAATGGAAGTAATCGGTTATCCATGCAAACTATTGCAATCAGATAATTTAAACGGAGAAACAAAAGATAAACCTAATGTCTGTGCTACTGCAAATAATAGTGGCGCAGATATTTTTATATCTATTCATTGTAATTCTGCTGCTAATGCTAGTGCAAAAGGAACAGAAACATTAGTTTATGCTTTAGATGGTGGAAAATCTAATATTTTAGCTAAATGTATTCAGGCACAAATTGTTAATTCTCTTAATATGGTGGACCGTGGCATTAAAGAACGTCCTGATTTATGTGTATTAAGAGAAACTAGTATGCCTGCAGTATTAGTAGAAACAGCATTTATTTCAAATCAAGAAGATGCCTATAAACTTATGTATAGAATAGAAGAATTTGCTAATGCTATTGCTAGAGGAATCACTGACGCAGAAAAATTATTTTAAAGGAGAATGTATGAACATATTAAAAGAATTTGCAAAGATTTTCATTAAATCTAAATTAGATGATGAAAAGCGAAAGCTTAAGGACAAATTACAAAAACAAATAATTACAACTACTAGCACATCTGTAGTAGCTAGAAATGTGGCTTATCTTGGGATAATAGATAAGCTAGATGGTAAAGGTATCGCAGAAGTAAATAAAATTATAGATAAAATTTAATAAAAGAGTTATAATTAAATAACATTTTCTTTTATTGCTAAAAGCCTCTATTGCTTAGAAAAAATCTAGGTAATAGGGGCTTTTTTTATTTTTTATTGATAAATTTGCTTTACAAAATAATCAAAATATAGTATAATAAAAATATAGAAAGGAGGTGTTTAC